CGTAATCACGTTATAAGAATACTCAAGGTCTCTTGCATGTTTATCATAATCAAAGTTATTAAAAACAATTAGACAAATTGTAAAAAATTTGTAATAATGTATTTTTAACTATTAGAGGTAATATTAAAAATGAAACTTAAACATTTAACAGATGATCAATTAAGACTGATTCATTTTAATGAAGATCATCAATCAAAGGCGGATCAAACCGCTATCACAAAAGAATGGAACGCCAGAAGGCGTAAACCAAAACAATTAGTATTGAGAGGGTTTTAATTATGGTAGATAAATTAACTATGCATGAATTATGCGACAGATTAGACAACGAATTTGATGATGTTGAACTTTCAACTCACGAAAGTCCTACTAAAGGAACAGTTGCTGTTGTTTACTTTTACGAAGATAAAATAGAGGACTAATTATGGATAAATTAACAATAAATGATGTATGTGATCTTCTTGCAAGTTTTAATGAATTTGATGAAGTAGATTACAGAATAGAAGAGTGTGCGACAAAGCGTTGCGTAGCAGTTGTGTATTTTTACGAAGATAAACTTAGCGAAGAAGAACAGAAAACAATTTTATAGAGGACTAATTATGAAAACAATAACCAAAGAATATACCGTTTATAATTTTGAAGATTTAAAACAAGATGATGAACTGTGCGAAAGAATATATCAAAAGTTTTGGATTGATAATGGAGATAATATAAATCCTTGGGCAGATGAAAATATAAATAGTTTTAAGAAGTTTGCCGATACTTTAAATATGAAATTAGATTATTCATTATCAAATGCAGAATATCCAGATAGAGGGTGTTATATAAAATTAGATATTTCTGATTATCATTATATTGCTTCCAATAAAAGAGCTGAACATATATCTTTATTACTCAAAGATTATACAGGCAATGGATATTGTTTTTGTGCTGATCTAAAAGTTTATGCAGATCAATTAATAGCACAATGGCATAAAGATTATTCAATAGATGATTTCGCACAAGACATACAGAATAAGATGTTTGATTTGTGGTTTGCAGATAATGAATATTACTTATCCAAAGAATCATTTTTATGGTATGTAGAAATAAATGGTTATGAATTTGATGCAGATGGTAATTTATTTTAAGGAAGACTAATGATGAGAATAATGTATGAAGTAAGAACACTATTACAGGACAAAGAGCCGATATTAAAGAACTTTACTAAAGTTGCTCAATACCGTAATAGATTAAATGCAGAACTTAGGGTTAAAAAAGATATTAACAAAGGTTTTAGATCACAAATTTTTGAAAGAGAGGTGAATGATGAATAACAAGTATGGAGAACTTTATGTAAATGTTTTAGATATTAAGTTTTATGTTTGTGATGAAGAAGGCAACGAACTCACAAATGCAGATGGAACTATCAAGGAATTTTATTTCAAAGGTAGATTAAAACCTTTGGAATATCTATGTGAAGATATGACTGTTGAAGATTTAGAGGAGGTGAATGATGCTGACTAAAAAAGAGTTAAAAAAAAATAATTGGACTGTAGTTCCGAATGGTGTGTGGTTTGGCGTTGATTACGCTGAATCACATAAAGTAAATGTCTTACAGATATTAACTGATCTGTTGGATTTAGATACAGACGCAGAAGGTTATAACTTTGTTGTTTGTGCATATAAAAAGGATGGTGAATGATGAGTAAAGCAGATTTTATTGAAGCAGTTTATGAAATAGCTTTTGGTGATGATGCTATCAATAGAGACTTCTCACAAAGAGAGGTCTTAGATAGGTTAAAGACTTTTGCATACAATGATCTTAAATGGACTGAACATGTTGACGAGGAAAATGCAGAATATATGTGTCATTACGGATATAAAAAATATGAAAATGATGAGTAAAGTAATAACAAATAGTGATGACGTAATAGATAGTCGAGACATACTTGATTACATAGAAAAGTATGAAGATGATGCAGACTTTAAAGATGAAGTAAAAGCATTACAAAGTATAGTAAAGCAGTATTGTGATAACTATACTGAGGGCTTAAAAGACTTAGAGTTTGGAGTATCTTTTATTAGAGATAGTTACTTTGTAGACTATATGGAAGATTACTTTTTTGACTTTGCTAGTATAGATGAAGCTTTACATTGTTATATAGACATAGAAGCTTTTGCACGAGACCAACAATACAATTACGATACTGTTGATTTTGATGGTATAGAGTATTGGTATCAACAAAGTTAAGAGGGGTGAATGATGATATTAGTTGAATTTGGAATCCAAGATGGGGAACGAGAATATTCTGATTTTTGTTATTACAATAACTTTACCCAAACTGATTATTTAGAAGGCAAGATTACAGATAGAGAAATGCTAAATGAATTCTTTAGTCTAGACCTTAAAGATGATGATTATTTTAATGAAGATCGTGAGCAATATTGGAATGATTGTTATACACGTGCAGTTTGGATAACTAATGTTTCAGTTACTAACGAACACGATATTGAAACATTAAAACAATATAAAGTAGTTTATTAAGGAGGTAAATATGAGTAAGACTTTTGTTTTAAATATTGATGGGATATGTATTGAGGATAATGAAATAGAAAATACAACTATCCACATTTGCAGAAATGGTGAATGGTCTGAAATACCTTTTGATAAGAATGATTTAGAGGAGGTTAATGATGAATCAGAATAAATTAAAAGAATTACAAGAACAGTATGAAAATATGCCTAAGACGTATATTTTAGAGTGTCATTCAAAGTATGGAGTGGATTACAAACTATTTAAACTTGATAATCCACCAACTAACGAACAAAGCATATATTTATTTAATAGTTGGCTACAAGAATGTGTAGACATGTTTGGTATGGATTTAGCTGAAATTAAAGCTGATGAGAGGATTTATGCCTTATGGTATGCTGATCCATGTACAGAAGAACCTATTGGTATGATTCCAAGTGGTTTATGAGTAAACCTCACTTTCATATTAAGTTTGTGGATTGGGATAGTGTTAATACTAACCCAGATGAACTACAACCTTGTAAATATGGCCTCTATCTTTATTATCCTGGACAAGACCATCACGATAAAGAGTATTGGTATATTAATGATCAAAAGAGATGGGAGGGATTAAGTGAAATTATTGAAAAATTACCTCGTCTTGTATAAACTTCATACAAGGCACTCGATATTCATTTGGATTCCTCCACTCTTCTTAAAAAAAATTATATTGAGTGCCAACTAATGTTTTTGTCTTATCTCGGATTTATCTTGTTGATTGGTTTCTTGATTTGGGGTTGGTTCTTCGACAAGTCCAAGTGAATCATCAGCTACATCATTATCAATAATCTCACCTTTAACCTCTAATTCTTTTTGTTTAATTAGCTGTTTGGCCATAGCATTACCTAATAACTGTTCTAACCTTTGCTCAACTTCCAACCTATCCATCTGATCAATCTTGCCAAACATAACTTCTTTTCTATCTACAATAAGACCACCAACTCTTAATAAAGAGTTCTGAGCAGAAATGGCAGCGTTGAAACTACCAGCTTCTAATGCCTTATCTCGTATGTCATACAAATCCTGAACTGCACGATCATAATTGAGCTCATACTTCTTTTTCAGTTCATTCTGGAGAAAATTATATTCTTTTCTCACTTCTGGATTTTTAAACAAAGCATAAGCACGTTGACGTGGATCTTTATAACCAGCTTTAGAAGCACATTCCACGAGAGATAGTCTTGGATTATTAACTGCTAACCAAATAAAGTTGCGTTGTTTACGATTGAGTTTACGATCTAGATTAGCAAATTCGATTGGGACATCATCAGTATCTTCGATTACAGGTTCGTATTCTAGTTTATGTTTTTTATGTCCCATATAGCATTAGAATTTGAGGTTTCTTTTCTAGTATCTATATATTAATACTACTTACCCCCACTTTACCCTAAAGTGTTTTTAGATAGTAGATTATAAGATACAAGAGTGTCAAGAATTTTATGTAAAAAAGAGATAGATTTATTAAAACCCTATGACAAAAATGACAAAAATCAAATAATCGTCAAAACCCTATTCTTATGCGGTTTTTTAGCGTCATTAAAACTATGACATTAATTGACAATAATAAAATATGTCAAAATAAACAATTATATTGGCCGTCCCCAACTGTCGTAATGATAAAATCCAGGATCATCTTGCACCACATCCTCATACTTAAAGTTCTTAACTTCAGCTTTAGCATCAAACGGCACACTACCTATTATCTTTTTATGATGCTTAATATAAGATTGCACTAGGTCTTTGGAATCACCCATAACCAGGTCATTACAAGCGCAATCAAAAGCATCTCTTTTATCCATAAGCATATCTTTTACTCTACCCATTTTTCCTCCGTAGTAAAAATTTATTTACTTGATATTACATAATGTATTTACATTTTGCAAATATAGTGTATATTGATAGTAAATATTTTGGAGAAATATAATGTCAAAAGATACTAAAAGTGTAATGGATGCGGCGATTACCGCAGTTATAACCCAACCAATCAACCCTGAGTTTGCGTTAGAGAACGACAAAATCAACTACGAACTCTTTAATATCAAAGCGGGGTTAAATGAAATCGAAGGTCGTATAACCGAACTGAAACAAAGTTTGGAGGATGTGTGATGAATATAACTTTATATCAATATGAGGTTATGGATGCTATACAAGAGTATTTGTATAAAGAGTATCGTATAGATGTAGATTTATATGAATCATTAAGTGATGCTCCTTGTATTGCTGCTACAGAAACAAAGTATCCAGTTAAAAAACATAAAAACGGTAAACCTATGAAAGATGAGGATGGTTTGCCAATTAGAGACTTTGATAATCCAAAAGTCTATGAGAGTCATTTTAGTTTTAACGAAACTGATAAAATAACTTTATATTTAGAGCCAGATTATAATGAATAATCTTCCAGAATCACTACAAAGTCATGAGCATATAGTTATTGGCGATACTTACTATTTTCCTGGTATGGAAAATCAAGTGTATCACCAAAGCGCTGGGATTTCCTCTTCTACTCTTAGAAGATTTAAACAGAGTCAACTACATGCTATGCAAGAGGTGGTTGAGCAAACTCCAGCTATGGTGTTTGGCTCGGCCGCCCATTCATTAATCGTAGAGGGTGAAGATGCTTTTAACAACGAAGTAGCTGTCCTTACTGGATCACCTTATACCGCATCTAACAAAGAACTGAAAAAAGATTACGAAGCTAGAGGCCTTACGGTTATCAAACAAGACGATAGAGATAAAATCTATGCCATGAATGACGCTTTACTTGAAGAAGCTAAGGTTTATCTAAATGCAGATGCGGGAGAATATCCTGGTGCGTTTGATACACCTTATGAGAATGCTTTGTATTGGTATGAAAAAGATACCTTACTCAAACTTAAAGGTGATGTGCTTAGATACCCTGTCGTCAAACCGTATGCAGATAACGCAATTGTTGTTGTAGATTATAAAACTACGGCTGATTGTTCTGTTAGAGGGTTTACTAGCTCTATTAGAAAGTTCCAATATGACCTACAAGCCGCTTTTTACAAGCGTGGTTTTGAGAAAGCTGGCTTTACGGTACAAGACTTTATCTTTGTAGCACAAGAGAAAAAAGCACCCTACGCTTCAAAGATATTTAAAATGAGCGAAGAGGATATGGATAGAGGGTGGCTTCAACTAGAACACACGCTTGGCGAGTATTCCGCTGTTGCTATGGGGAAACAACAGCCCACTGTTTATAACTCGCCAAGTGTGGTTGAGGTCATTTTGAATGATTGAAAATACAATTAAACCAATAAGGGTAGTGCATTAATGGGAGCAGACATTATTAAAGAGGATGACGGTTTTTGCTTAGACAGAGAAATTAGTGAAATGAAACTTAAAAAAGATTTGCAGTTTTT